AAAGTCTCCAAATACTCTTTCTGAAAAAATTAAAGAAAGAATGATTCAGTCTTGGTCGGCAAGATATAGACCTGATGCAGGGGGACGCAGACCTTTAATTCTTGACGGCGGTATTGAAATTGATGAAATTTCAAATGTCAACTTTAAAGAACTGGACTTTCAAACTGCTATTGAAGAAAATGAAAAAATCATTTTAAAAGCATTAGGAATTCCTCCTATTCTTCTTGATTCTGGAAACAATGCAAATTTGAGACCAAATATGCGATTGTACTATCTAGAAACTATTTTACCAATAGTAAGAAAGATTAATTTTGCATTAGAAAGATTTTTCGGATTTGAAATAATTGAAGAGGCGAGTAATATTCCTGCTCTTCAACCAGAATTACGAGATCAAGCATCTTATTACCAAGCTCTTGTGAACACAGGAATTATATCTCCGAATGAAGCAAGAGCAGCACTAAACTTCGAGCCTGTAGAAGGCTATGATGACCTGAGAGTCCCTGCAAATATAGCAGGAAGCGCAGCGAATCCAGAAGAGGGTGGTAGACCACCAGAACAAGGAGAAGATAAATGGCTTCACGAAGTAGACTTCGTAAAGATGTCAACGCAACGTTGACACAACAGTTTCAGGAATGGGGTCTTCCGTTAGATATTGACTATAAAAGCTACTGTGGAATTGTAGATTTTCCTGTAACTCCTCGAGCTATTCAAAAGTCTTTTTATAACTGGAAAACCTGTCTTCGGTCTCTTAGAATTGAGACTCCTAAAGCAGCTCCTACACCGGCGGCTCCGAAAAAAGAAGCTCCGAAAAAAGAACCTGCTAAGAAGAAAGTAGAGACGAAAGATGAATAAGATTTTTAATCTTACTTCTACCTTTAAAGCCCTTCACGAAGATGATGACGGGGGCATTCATATCTGCGGTATGGCAAGTACTCATGATGAGGATCGTGCAAATGATGTTATTATGGCAGAAGCTTGGACAAAAGGTGGACTCCAAAATTTTGAAAAGAACCCTATTATTCTTTTTAACCATGATTACAATAAACCTATTGGTCGAGCTACAGGTCTTAAAGTTACCGATAATGGGCTTGAGCTAAAGGCAAAAATTTCTAAATCTGCACCAGATCATGTGGCGCAATTAGTAAAAGAAGGCATTCTTGGAGCTTTTTCTGTTGGTTTCCGAGTCAAGGATGCTGATTATCTAACGGAAACTGACGGATTAAAGATTAAGGATGCTGAGTTGTTTGAGGTGTCGGTTGTTTCCGTACCCTGTAATCAAGCAGCAACTTTTTCTCTGGCGAAGTCATTTGACTCTATTGAAGAGTACAATGAATTCAAGAAAACTTTCACCAATCGTGTAGATCTAGCCGGTCAGTCTCTGGCTAAGGATGAAAATTCATCGGTAGCTAGTGAAACACCGGACGAAGCGGAAATTTCCGCGAAAGAGGAGATCAAAATGTCGGAAGAAGTAAAAACTCCCGAAATCGACTTGGAAGCTTTTGCGAAGAAAGTAGCAGAGGAGACTGCTGCTAAGATCGCTATGAAGCAAGCTGAGTCAAAGGCTGCCGAAGAAAAGGCAGTTCAAGAAGCAGAAGAGAAGGCAGTTCAAGAAGCTGCTGAAAAAGCTGCTCAAGAAGAAGAAGTTAAGGCCGCTGTAAGCGTTGGTGTTGAGTCAGGTGCTGAGCGCCTGATGGCTGACATCGAAGCTAAGCTGTCTGAGAAAGATGCTAAGATCGACGAAGTAATTCTGTCGTATCAGAAGCAACTGGAAGAGAAGAGCGAAGAAATCACCAAAATGCGTGAGTCTAAGCGTGTATTCTCTGATCGTTCAGAAGGCGATTCAATCTCTAAGTGGGGCAAAGAGTTCATGCACGCTCACCTGCTGGGTGTAATGACTGGTAAAGGCATGGAAGACACTTCATACGGTCGCGGTATCCTTGAGAAAGCTGGTGTAACTTATTCATCTTCTGCTCCCAACATCGCCACTGAAGTATCTAGCCAAATTGAGAAGGAAATCATGCGTGAACTGCGACTGGCTCGTGCGTTCCGTGAGATCCAGATCAACTCACAGGCTCAAGTACTGCCTATCCAACAGGATACAGGTCTGGCTACATTCCAGACTGGTGCAGCTACTTCAGGTAACTTGCAGACTCGAGGCGGCGCTGCTCCTCAGCCTGCTCAGGTAGTCCTGAAGGCTTACCGATTGATTTCAACCACGTTGATGGATAACCACGTTGACGAGGAAATCCTGATCAATCTGATGCCTATGCTCGTAGAATCAGTTGC